TGCATCTGCAAGGAAAGGACGCAAGCCTGGATCGTTTTCAATTGAGCCATACCATCTCTTAGGATCTCTGCGGAATAAAAATGCGTTATAGATACCTACAATTGAACGAACATGATTGTCCAATCCAAGCATTCTTAAACGCTTTTCGTAATCGTCTCTTGATTCATAATAATAAGGCTCTAAGTATCTACCTAAGTAATAATCAAAGCCACCTGTGTGCGAGTCACCTAGGAACAACCAACGATTTAGATAATGCTTGTAGGAATCATGTGCCTCTACAATATAATCTATGTTGAGTTTAGGATTTCCCTTGATAACTCTATCTCTGATAGTGGGCATTATTTCCAACTCCTTGCTGTGTTATTGTTACCTGAAAATGACCAACGCTGTGGTTCGGTATTATCATAATCAGTGCGAACAGGATATAGGAATTCAACGAGGTAACCTACCGCGTCTGCCATATGATCTAGTTCTCCATCTTTTTCTATAATAGATGTATTTGGTTTATATACCATTCTTTCTAAACTGTTAATAATCTGTCTGCATTTAGGATCTACAAACAAACTGCTAACACCGTTTGAATTTTTTAATTTTGAATTGACAGCATTTACTCTGTCTCTAATAGGTGGGTTTTGATTTTTAACCTGCACCCTAAATCCTGCATTTTGTAGAATTGAAATATCTGTTCTACCACCTGCTGATGTTTTTCTTTGACGACCAGCGGCATCCGGATACATTATAATTTTGCTATTTGGATATCTGCGTTTTAGTTCATCACAAGCGTCATCTGTGTTAGAACCTTTCATGCAAATTTCATCAATAAAATAAACTGTGTTATTGTCAATGACAGAGATAGCAACACTCATAGGATCCACATTGAAGTCAATTCCGCAATGTATTTCACTTGTGTCTAGTCCATTACAAGGACGAACAGTATATTTTCTATCAAAGTTATAATATACCACACCTGAATAAGTGTTAAATGTTGCAAGGTATTCTTGTTCAAATGTTCTTGCATCCATATCTCTTTTTGCTTCTTCAATTTCACTTTCAGGGACATTGCCACCATCTAGTGTTGTGTATGTGTGAGCACCCCAATTGTCTGTGCTCTGTGCCATGGTATACATTTCATGGCTGAAAGAACCCACGCCCCTGGGCGTGCCAAGGAACATTGCCTTGCCACCTTTGTCAGATAGTGTGGGGCGTAAAACTTCTGTCCAAGATCTTTTATCAATGTCTTGAAATTCATCCAAAACAATAAAATTTAATCCTACACCTCTTAAACTGTCTGGATTATCAGCACCCTTAAGATGTATAACACTACCATTTTTTAATCTTAGTTTTAATTCTGCTTCGTTGCTTTGTTCAATCCAACGCAAATCTTTTAGTTTGCTTTTTAATTGATCCCAAACAATTCCCTTACTCATTCTATAACTTGGAGAAACATACCATACTTGGCTGTTAGGTTCTGATGCCGCCTTTGCTAGTTCACGCATAGCCACATGAGTTTTGCCAAAGCGTCTTCCTGTTACTGCCACACGAAAACGACTTGTATCATCACATATAACTTTTTGTGCATCGCTTAATGGCACTATCTATCCTCCAATACAATTTCAAAGCCAGCCGCAATTGAAGTTGTTGCTCCTGCCTTTGCACGAATTTCAATATCTGTTTTTTCTGGTAACACAGGTGGTATCTGCCATACCCTTTGGAATGGAACACCAAAACTTGTTACTATGCCTGTTGCTCTTAGAACACCACCTAGGCGTCTTGTCATTAGTTTTGCAACAACAGGTTGATTCTTTTCAACTGACATATTGCCTGACACAAGATAACCAACTTTGCCTCTTGGAATAGTATAAACTGCCATAAGTGTTTGTTGGTAGTCTGGTAAAATTTTAGCATAAGCAACACCGTCCTGTTGAATGCTGACTGTTCCTGTGACACTTGTCCCATTTGCTACATAGGCACGATACACTCTTAAAAATGATTGAGTGGTAGCGGTTCCGCCTGCACTATCACCGCCAAGTGTCACGGTTTCCGTAATTACATCATAGTTTGCATCCAAACCTTCAATTGTAATTTCTTTACCGTCATCTGTTGCCCCAACACTTGAAACAACATTCATAGTTGTTGCGGCACTTGGATATGTGTAGATGTTATCTCCGTCCCATACAGTCTTAAAAGAAGTTGTTGCTGTAGGAAGATAACCAAATTTGTCTATGCCTGAAACACCATCATATAGATTTTTTCTTAAGGCAATACCATAAGGTGTTGTAAATGTTTTCTGTTGATTGTCAAAAGCCATATTAGTCCTCCCAAGGTAGCGGTGTTGTGTTTTGTGTATCTTCTGGTGAATCCTTCATACCTAAATACTGTTTAGATAAGAAAATCTGAACTCTTGTGTCACCATTCATTGCCTTTTCCCACATGGCTCTTCTTAAACTTTGTCTACCTGTTTCCTTACCTTTGTCTAATAATGCTTGAAATCTCTTTTTCAAGGAACCAACACCAATGCCTACTACTTCGGCAATTTCTTCTGGTGTGCATTGAATACAAGCCAACTTATAGACTAAATCTCTGTCAACAGTTTTATATCTTTTTCTTTGTGTGTTTTGTTCTTCACTCATTATGCTTGTCTCTCTAATACCTTGATTCTAAAATTACGAGAATCTTGCAGTCCGTTGGTTGTTACTATTCTGTATTCTACATTATAAATGTTGCCTGCCGTGCCTGCTGAGATATTTGCTGTTACGATATAATCTGTGTTTGTTGTTGAGTCTATTGTTAGTGGACTTGCGTCGCCTGAAATTGTTTCTGCAGATACAGAAATAGTGTTAATGGTATCACCGTTTGGCATCCAATTGGTAAAATCCAAACTGTAATCTAAGACAGCGTATGGATCCTTTTCAATATAAACCCCTACTCTGTCTTCTTGAAATCCTGTTAAACTTGGCATCTATCTATTTCCTTGTATCCAAAGGCGAACCTTCTGTGTCCACCAATGTTAAATTTTGGACTGTTAAATTTCGTGTTTCGCTTTTGATAGCGTATGCACGAGTTTCTTTAATAATACTATTTAATCGATTTTCACTATTAACAGATTTTTTACGGCTTTCTGCGTCAATTTGGAGTATTCTTGACTCATTTGGAACAGCATATACCCTATATGGATCAATTACATATATGCTTCCTGCCGATAATGTTGAAGCAAATGCAGTTATATCTACACTACCACTAAACAATACTCCACCTAGAGCAGTTGTTGTAATAACAGAATCAATTGTGCTAGATCCACTTGCTGTTGTAATAGCATTAACAGACATTGTTGCAGTTGAACTTAGGCTTGCTTCGCCATTGATAGTTGCTGAACCTGTTAGTGTTGCAAGAATGTTTAGATCTGCTGATGCAGTTCTAATCCTTAGACCATCAACTGTTAGTGTGCCAAGACTTGCTTCAAGTGCCACACCTTCTCGTATTGCACCAGCATCTGCTGTAAGTGAACAAGATGTAGAAAGAACAGCCTCACCTGTTAAAACAACCTCAGCAGTAGAATTAAGTGTAAACGAACCGCTTAGGGTTGCACCATCTACTAGGATTGCACCACCTACATTTACTGTGGTTGCAAATGCTGTTAGGGTTGCATCACCTGTGATAATTCTTGTTGGTGTTGCTGTTACTGTTCCTAAACTTGCAACAATACTAGATCCAAATGCTGTAATACTAGCATCTGATGTAAGTGTAAAGGAACTTGAAAGGTCTGCAATGCCACCTTTAAGTTTGTCTGCAACGACCCAGAAACTATCCCATAGTGGTTGTCTTGGAAGGTCCCAGGTTCCTGCGTTGTCCCATTGAGTTCCGCCAACATTGCTTTCTAGTAATACTGTGCCTTCTTTGGTTGTGCCACCTGACGCTGACAGCGTAGAAGCACCTGATAAGCCTGCACTAGAAACTTGTATCCTTGTTGGAGTTGCAGATAATGTTGTGGAACTGCTTAGGGTGGCTATGCCAAATTCTGCAAGTGTGGCGTTTGCTGAAACCGTAGCGGTAGCCGTGAGAGTCGCTTCACCTAGGGTGATGCCACTTACATAGCCCTG